CTAGCATTACGGATTCCTCCTTGTGAGCAACTACGTAAGTCGCCAAACCATTTCTTTAAGAATGGTATCATACCAGTATGCATAATCTCACCACCTCTGATGGGACTACCCAATGATCGTAGACGTCCTATTTCCAAACCAATGCCGGCACGTTTGCTGGCATACTTGGCCATCATTTCTCCTGAGGCAAAAATGCTGTCCAAGTCATCATCACTACGGATAAGAACGCAAGAACTGAATTGCTTGGTAGGCGTCCCCAATCCAGCCAACACAGGGGTAGCAAGAGTAAACAAACCATCACTGGCTGCATTATAGTATTCTTTAATATAACGCATTCTTGATGCATTTGGTTCTTCTTTGTGAAATATAGTAGCGGACGCAACAATGTATCTAATTTGCGGAGTTTCATATGTTTGTTTTGTACTACGGTTTTTAACCAAGTACTTCTCTATTAATTGCTCGATGGCAGCATAAGAGTATGCCTCGTCTTTGGCATGGTCTAACATGTCGTCCATCTTATTCCAATCCTCTTCAGAGTACCACTCTAAGAGTTCTTTAGTATAAAGTCCAGTTGCTACATTTGTCTTAACAATTTCATATAACTTAGGAGGATTATAATCACCATAAACATCTTTACGTAACATGCTGAGTCGCTGTTTACCTGCTACGTATTGATAATTTGTATTGCCAACGTCGGGGTTTGATTCTATATCTATTAGATCCACAATAGCACGTAATGTGATTTCGTCAATCTCTTTAGTTGTGATGCCATCATAAAAATGTGGTTGAGCTTTAATCTCAATCATACTCTGACTTACATCTGCAATACCACTACACACCTTGGTAATCTGCGCTTGCCACTTGCTAATGTTTAGCGATTCTTTGTGACCGTTTCTTTTAATTACTGTAATTTCCATCTATATCTCGATTTTTGTGTGATATTTATTGTAAGGACGTCCCAGCCCAAATTATCTCAGATTCAAGGTTTAAGACGTCGACATCAACGACTTTACCATACTCGTAGTTTAATACAAACCTATTATCAACTACTAAGTAGAACTCTGATTCCTTTTTTCCAGCTGGCATAGACATATGTATCTCACACAAGGTGGTCATAAACCGCTGTGTTAATTTAATAGTATACAACATGCCCAGGGTGATTGCAAGATTATCCATCTTACCGTCTAAAATAAGATGCCATGGATCCGGCCAAGATGTTGGATCTTTGGGGTTAAGGTAGGGACTAACGAATGGGGCTTGAGCCCATAAAGCGGCAACTGTTTCTAGAGGTTGTAATTCAGTCTCTAAGTTGTCTCTAATAGTTTTCCATTGTGTTAGTCTCTCGTTGCCGTAGAGATTAAACACCGTAGGTTATTGTATAAGAGAGAGTACCAATAGCACCAGATGCTAACGGATTTTTATATGATAGTAGTATTGTGTCAATCCCACTGTCACCATCGTTATCTTTTAATTCTGCTGAAAATTCAAAAGTTGTCATTCGTACTCCTTGTGGTGTTGTTGCAAATGGGGTTGAGTATGTGTAGTTGTCAGAATAGGAAATTTCTCCTAACGTTCCGTCTACCATAATAACTAATGTACCATGTCTTGCATGGTTCGACAAATTTAAAGTATAAGTGATATAGGTATATCTATTGAGAGCACTAAAAACACTCGCAGGTCTAAAACTATCAGACAGATAAATGTCAGTATAGTATAGGTCAGATAAACTTGATCGATCAGAATTAAATACTTCAGTTATTGCATTTACACTATTGAGAGCCGTAATGGATCCTAGTTGATGTCTGTTGCTTGACGATCCAATAACTGCATTACCAGACGATTCACCAAAGTATACAATATTATGAACTGGATCAGCTGCGGTGTTTGTTTCATTACCACAGTTAATAAAGTTTGATCGTTGTATCATTGTGCCGTGACCAAAATCTGATTTAAATGCGTATCTTGAAATCTCTTCAAATGTTGTATCGTTAATCTGCCATTTATTTCCCTGTGTGGAAATTCCATTTATAATGATGCCGGTGTCGCAGACAAAGAATTTGCAATTGTCAAATACTACATAGGTATCGAAGATTGGAGGAAAGCTAGGATTAACAGTAACTTGATCACTTCTTACTGCTAAGGCTGTGGATTCAAATTTACAATTTTTAAATTGTATTCCTGTAACCTTGATACCGGTTAAACTATTTTCCCAAAATACAGATGCAGGATGTGTTTCGATATTAGAAACTGTATCACCTAAAACATAATTAGATAAAAACTTTACGTTATCTAATACTGAATCAGCAACTCCCGATAATACAAATTGTCCGGTTTCGTGTTTAATAGTAATATTTGAAATATGTACATTCTTAGGTCTATTGCTACTGTTAAACTCTGCAATACCTTCACCATCACTTGTAACAAATAAAATATTATTGTCCTGGATATCAAGAACTGCACCATCTTGAGTTTCACCACGGATGATAGCAGTACTAGGTATATTTAAATTGCCGGAGAATATATAAGTTCCGTTTGGAACTAATAACACTTTCTTAAAGGTATGATCACTATTTCTAAATAACTGATCCAATGCTGATTGAAATGCCAAAGAGTTATCAGTATTGCCGTCACCTATGGCTCCAAAGTCCTTAACACTAACATATTCGTCTAGCTTGCCTTGTAAACTTCTGTAAGTACTAAGTGTTATAGAAGGATTGATACTAGAAAATCGGTAACTGCTGGCTAGTTCTAGGATGTTATCATGTTCGGTGAGAACTTTGGTATTGCCCACAAACGGAGCGCCTTCGGTAACACTACCGTTACCGATGAATAATTCTTGAGAATCAACGGCCCACGCAAACTCTGCTGAGCTTAATTGTGGAACGCCAATTCCTGAGTTTTTTTGTCCTCTGCGGACTTGAATTTTTGAGATCTGTACGACAGCCATAGATAAATTCCCGTTATAGGGTATTTATCTTCCTAGGGCATAGTACTCTTCTACCTTGTTAAGCCAAAGATCTTGATACTTGTTAAAGTCTTTGGGTTCTAGTGTAAACTGTTGATATTCAAATGCACGACTACACATAAAGATAACACCCTTGCGAATGTCTGTGCCGTAGACTTCATTATGTGCTAATATATAGGCCATTAGCTGTAGATAGTAATCTTCCACCCATTCGGCCTTTTTAGGCTTATTGGTCTGCTTGTGGTCACATACTGCTGGCTCACCTTCATGCACACCTACTAGGTCAGTAGTGCCCGAGAACAAGCCGGGAAAGTACAGGCTCTGTTCCATAGCCCACACTTCGTTCATTTTACTCAATCCGTTTTCAATAATCACATCGGCCATTTTATTAGCCTGGATATGAACTGGATTGTTGCCTGGTTGTCTTTGCTCACCAATTAGGAATCGTTCTAAGTTGGCATGCATGGCTGTGCCTACCCCACTAGCTTCTGTTACAATTTGTTGTGCTTTAGCTTCGCCAATTCGTTTCTTCCATTCATTTAAATGGGTCATGTCTTTGGTAGCACTAAGAATAGTTGTAACGCTGGGAAGGCGTTCGCCGTCGGGAGTGAGGTAGACACGTTTACGTGTTACTGGATCATTTACCTGTTGACAGGATTTATATTGATACCGTTCTACAAATGGTGGTGGTGTTAAAATTGTTGTCATCGTGTATATATTACACGAAAGAAAAAACTATGTCAAGCCTGGGGAGTGGCTTGTGATGCAGCCAATTGGCCTGCGGCTGCTGATGCTGCTGTTTGATCTACAGCAGCTTGGCTATCTTGTGGTTGTGCTGTACCACTGCCTTGTGGTTGTGTTTCGTCTGGGACTCCGGGCACGTTCAATTCGATTCCGTCTTGATTAAAATCTTTAACCATAGTTTGAATGGCTGGACTTGAATCGTACATTGCCTTAAATGTTTCGTAGTCGGCAGTTAATTCAAAACCATTTGTAGACAGTACTTTATTAAGTCCGCTCCAATTTAACTTAGCTGGTGCTTTTTTACTGGCTGCACGACCAATATAGTTTCTAAGAACCATAACAAATTTGTCGCCAGTGGCATCGCCAGCAAATTCAAAAAATCTCATTGCATTGTCGCCAGTTGTTTTCTTAGATCGTTTAATTGTGCCTCAGTATCTTTAATTTGATCTTGAAGTTGTTTCTTTCGATCCATCATATCCTTGGCCTGTGCTGCTGCCATTTTAGAAGCCGCGGCTGGATCAGTAGCCAATGGGGCAGCACCTGGAGGAGCAGTTCCGGGTGGTGGAGTCATGCCTGGAGTTGGGGCTACGCCCGGGGCAGTTGCCCCAGGTGCCATTGTTGGGGCTAACTCACGTATTTTTAAAAAGTCGCCCTCAAGCGCAATGTCTTGAAATCTCATTAGCCTGCCAATACTCTTAGTAGGTTGCTGCTGCGATTAATACTTTCACGTTGCTCACGGCCTGCTGCTTCAGCACCACCTATTGCTGGTTCAGCTGCTGCAAAGTCGTCAATTGGGGCATCGGCATTCATTGCGTCTGGCTCAGCTGGTCCCATCTCTGCACCTGCGTCAGCACCCATGTCCATACCTGGTTCTGCACCTAACATCTCTGCTGGTTGTTCTTCACCTGTTAGTGTACGAACACCAGTGGCTAAAGTTTCGCGAGTGGATTTTAGATTTTCTAATGCTGTTTGAATAGCAGGAGCAACTGTGCTAATAAAATTCTTAGCTAGATCTTGGCCCATCTCATCACGGATACTATCGCCTAACTGTAATAGAGTATCGTTCTCCATGCCAGAAAGTTCTTCAATCCAACGGCCTACTCTGTCAACCATTGTCTTTGCTGTGACAATCGCAGACGCTTGCTGGATTTCACCTTCTTGTAGTCTAGTCATATCTTCTCCTGTGTTGACTGATTCATTTTTATTGTGTTGCTTCCATGCTGTAGCATAAGCAATTGATTTTTCTTTATCTGTTAGTTTGCCATCTTTGGCATATCCTTGTTTGATATGCTTAACCATACGCTCACCTTTGGCTGTTGGAGGTGCGCTTTCGTTCTGATCAAAATCACCGCCGTAGTCTTCATCACTACCATGGCCTGCTGATGCTAAGGCATATCCGTCATCGGTATTATCATCCGGTTCGCTATCTGGACCATTTATTACAAAGTCTAAATTATCTTCTAGGTCTTTTAGATAATCCGAAATTTCTACTTCTCCGCCATCTTGATCACCCCAATGGTAGGAAAATACTTCAACTGCACCTTCGATGTCGCCAGCACGTAATAGCTTCATGACCTCGTCATGATCATAATCTCCATAGATGCGCATGTCATTCATGGTTTCTTCAAAACGTGCAAAGAGTTTGTAAACTTCTTGTTCGTCAAAGTCAGCAGCTTCGGCAACACCTTCTTTTTTCTTACGGCTATCATCCCATGCTGCTTGATCGTTGTGGTCACCACCCCAATTCTTTGGATTATCTGGATTATCATAATCGTCATCGTCGTCATCTTGTGATGTGTTGTCAACGATAGGCTCATCTCGAACTACTAATTCTGCAACAATGGCATCATGCATCCATTGTGCCTGTGTTAGCGTGTCGTTTTCAACTGTTTCGTTGAAACTGCTTTCGCTTCTAGCTGTGTAAATTTGTGTACGTAATTTGTTACGTGCATCTTCTAATTGTTCTACTGTAAAAGATTCTAAATTTAACTTTATACCGAAGGTTTTTTCGATAGTTTCGTTTAGCTTTTTAGCTGATCTGTTATTTGTAAAAAGGTCGGTTGTTCTCATAGTATAGGGATCCAGAATGATAGTGTATTTATTCAGATTGATATTAAAGTTTCTGTGTGCTGTTTAGCTATTATAGCACGATCTCTGCTTTCGCAATACCTAGCCCATTGCATATCGGCTCTTTCGAAGTTATTGGTATTTACCGATTTTTTGTGCTGTGCTCTAAGCATTTGACTGTCTGTGAACCAGCGTCCATATTCCTGATCAGCTCGCCACAATTCATCCATTTTGGTAGTTTTAATGTTTCTAGCTAGTAAATTGGCCAGTTTGACTGCTACTGCGTTTAGACTTGTATTTGAATAGACAGCTTCGTGATTGCGATGTAGATGCTTAAGTTGGTGATCGCTAACAATCAAAATATCACCTACAAGAATGCCTGCCTGAGTTTTAACAGGTATGATATTTTTAGTCAATTCGTTCTTGACTATTGAATCCAGACGTTGATGTATTTTAGTCATAAAAAAAGGACCTATGGTCCTTATTTAAGTATGTAAGTTTTACAGTCCTAGGAACTTGAGTACATGTGGAAAATTAATAGCATTAATCCAACCAGCACCAGCTGCAAATGCCAAACCAGCCATGGCATACATTGTATATTTATTTTTGACTTTTTCTAGATTGCCTATTTTAGCTGCAAGTTCTCCGTGTTGGCGATCAGACTCCTCAGACATTTCTTTTAGTTTCTCCGCTAGTAAATCACGGGTGTTGTCTAGACAGTCGTGCATCTCTTTGACATCAGCCTTAATGTCAGAAAGTTTTTCATTAATTGCTTCTACTTTGATTTCAACTACAGCTACTCTTTCGGGTAGTGCAGCCAGTTGTGCTACTGCTTCTTTCGTGGCCATTATGGCTGTTTCCTTGTATGTTAAGTCAGGGACTCGCTCCGAGTCATGTGCCTAAGTTAGTAACTGCCTAATGATAATTTGCCTATATGTTTTATTTATTTGCCTTACGAAATTATTATATACTAGTTTATTTAAATTGCTATTAATCTAGATTAAATTGTGACGTAAGTTTTACCCAAGTATTTATATTATTTCCCTTGGTTTGGATAGCAGCAGGAGAGATGTCAGTATTGTTGTTTAAGTTAATAATTATAGGAACGCCGTGTAAATCGTCAACTAATAGTCCCACAGGATCCGTTTCTTTCAAAAAAACAAAATCTCGTTCAACAACAAATTCCCAAACCCAATGATTAGCTTTACCATCTATGTTATCCGGTAATCTGCCAGTGCGCATCTCTGGATCTTTATCCCAAGTCATGTTACTGCGAAGACCAATGGCCTGCAACACACTATTAAAGTTAGCCTGTTGTCCAACCCTAATAGGATCAGGTTCATTCCTTGGGCAGTTTGTTCTGGTAATATCAACCAGAGTAATAATCTTGTAGCGTTCCATAATATGCTACTATTTAACTCTACAAAATCACAGTCGTAAAAAAGCACCCCGAAGGGTGCTTAGTCTTCCCATCCCTGAGAAAAAACTATTATAGTGCGTACAATGTTGTAGGCGCTGTAACTGTTAGTGTACCAGTTGCTGTAAATGTCCAAACACCAGTAGATGTTAAAGAACCTGCACCAATGATACGACCAACACGAGTAGCCAATGTGTTAACGTCTAGGCTGTGGTTGTCACCGTAAGTGATGATAGCCAAACCATCTGACTTAACTTGGAATACAGCAGATGTTGTGCCGATTTCGTCTGTTACTGGTGCTGCTGTTGCTGCTGTTAGAGCAATAGCGCCGCCTGAACCGCTCAATACATACTTGAATACGGTGTGTTGGAATGTCTTTTGTACAGTACCTAATGCTACGTCTGTTGGATTACTTCTTGTATATGCTGCCATGATATTTGTCTCCTTAATCAATGACCTCGCTCAGAGGCCGGCATAGTATTTATATTGGTAAGGAGAAAATGGCGGTTTTGACGCTTAATCTGCTCTAAACGGAGTCCAACGGTCCCTAGGCACCCATTTAGAGTCTTTGTAAATGTAACCTTCGCCGCCTGGTTCACCATTTGTAGTAGCTATGATATCACCTTCTGCTAGATCTAGTTCACGAATAACTTCGTTTTTGGCATTCATTATTTCCACAACTAGATCAAAGATAACATCAAGGATACCTTCAAATTTGTCGTTGTGTTCGGAAATCTTTTTAAATTTTGCGGGCGTAGCATTTAACCAATTAAGAAATGCTGCGGTATTAATATCACCTAGCTGTTTGGCTTTGCTTTTTGTGTTGACAAAGGTGTAGATAGTATCTTGTAGATAACTCATGCCCGGTACAGGTGTTAGAAACTTATTGATAGTCTGTGCCCACTTGTTAGCCAGTGCTTCAATTTCCGGTAAGTTGTCTGCATTTACAGCCGGTTGATGATTGACATATGTTAGGCCAAAAACTGCTAGATCTTTGGTATTAAATTTTTCAAAGTCCGTAAAGGGTTCACCTTCTTTATCACCAAAGTTTTCTAATTTTTTGTGAGCCGCTACAGCTACTTTTCTACCGGCAATTTTTCTACCGGAATTGCTACTGCCTAAGACACTGTAGTTAGTTTGATTAGGAGTAAACGATATGCGTCCATCACCGCCTTGATAGGGCTTGCCTGGATGGAACAGTATGTCTCCATAGAGATAACCTATAAAGTCCTGTGGTGTCGCTGCTTCAAAGTAAGACCACATGTCGGCCATGTCACTGGCAAACTTAGGACGCCACTCTTCACCTTTACCTCTGCTTAAAATAAACTGTTTTAGTTCTTCTGGATTAGAGCTTTTGCCTTCTTCTCGTCCCCAGTTGTTCTTTCCTACTAGACGGAATGAGCCGTCGGCTTCTCGTCCCCAATAGACTGTAGGACTGCCATCCCACTTGTGAGTCATGTCTTTGGCGTCTTGTGCAACTTCTTTTAGATAACTGATTGCACGAGCAGCACCGTTGGGCTCAGTGAATACAAAGTCTTCAAGGTGATTAAACTCGCGCCCTATTTTTTTAGGTGCTGGAGAATTTTCTGTTAATAATTCCCATGCTCTCATTTTACCACTTCAATCATCTTACGGAACCACGCACGGGATCCTGGTTGGAAACTCTCAAGTTGATTTGCAGTTGGCAATTCAACACCTTCTTTGCCCAGTGTTTCTCTAGCATCTTTTACTAGTTCTTCGTAGTTAGGCAAACGAATAACATAGTCAATAATTGCTTCTGGATCTTCTAGGTTCTTTTCTGTTGCGGAAAGGCCTAATACTTTTTTGGCAATTTCTCTAGGATCTTTAGTGATAGTTTCGTTGGTTTCACGGTTCATTAACCCGTTTTGGAAACTCCACTTCATACCCTTGGCTTTGGCAATACTGGCTAGTATGATGTGTCGGTGACTGCCTTTAAGACTGCTACCTTCTTTGCCTCCAGTCATTGACCATTTTAGCCAGCTAGGTTCCCCAAACATAAAGTCAGCTTGAACATAGCCATTTTCTTCATTGCCTTTGATGGGGGTTTTAAAGTGTATACTGATACCACTTTTCTTAACCCATTGTGCCGGGTCGCCACCTTGTTTAGCAATATAGTCTGCTAGCTTCTGACTAAACTCTTTCTTGTCTACTTTGTTGGAATCGATGGCTAGATCCAAATCTCCGCTGGTAGCTGACTTGCCAGTAGTGCCTAGCATATAATCAGTTAATTCTAATCCTGTGATTTCTTCCAACCATTCTACAGTGGGAATTACATCTTTTTTATTGATGCTAACTGTCAGGATAGAACCTGCATCGTCTTTGAATACATTACCGCTCATTCTTGTGAATCCAATTTCTTTTTTGTTCTACGAGATTCGACAATTTTTCGAACACCTCGAGTAAATTTGGACGGGTCTTGGCCTTTGATAGCATTTATTAATCTGCGCTCAAGTTCATCTGCCTGCTCGGCATCATAGTGTTTATGTATGTTTTCGAGAAGATTAATTGCAGAGTTGATGATGTTGGTAGCACGACTTTCTATTAGAGCGTCAGTGTTTCGTACTTCGGCAATTTCATTTAATTCTTGTAGGATTGATCTTGTACGTAATTTCATCGTTTGTCCAATTGGTACTGTATTTAACTCAATTTAAAAGTTATTATACTACAAAAACGTAAGAGCTGCAAGAGGTTGACTTTTGTGCGGTCGCAGCATATAATGACTAAATACTCAGTAGAAACCATGAGTTGCTACAAACACACAGGAAAACGCAATGAAATTTATATCAGATCGAATGTTAGCTATCATGGAACGTTTAAGTGAAATGTTTCCAGGATCTAACTATCAAAGCAGCTTAGATACGTATCTAAGCACCAAAGGCATTACCGATGCCGCCCAGTTGGAAAACTATATCCAACAATATAACTATTCTCAAAAGGAAAAATATCTATGAAAACAATCGTCAACTCAATCTGGTCATTTTTAGAAGCATTTGGTCAAGCCCGTGCTGCCGCAAGTCTTGCTCGTCAAGGCCGTTTTGAAGAAGCCAAAGCCGTATACGGAGCATAACGTGGAACTAGCAGCAATTCAGATTATAATATTTGGGGTAATAGTTCTAGTGTATATGGCACAGGAGTTTAATAAATGAATTTTATAGAAACTCTTATAATGTTGCTACGTTGGAAACAAGATGGGTGGGATGTTCATCCTATCAATCTTGACTCCGAGTTCAGCGGCTGGTTCTAAAACAATAAATACTGGCATGAAATTAGTGTATATACACGGTGCCAATGCCACCAGTGAAAGCTTCAACTACATCAAGAGCAAACTAGGCACTGGCATAGACATTGAATACGATAGTCGTAATGGGTTTGAAAATAACCTAAAAGACATGCAGTCTACACTAGAAGGGCGTACTGATCTAGTATTTGTTGCACATAGTCTAGGTGGCATATATAGTCTGCATCTAGCTAATAGTATGCCCACTGCTGTTAAAGGCGCTGTTACATTAAGCACACCCTATGGTGGTGCTGAAGTAGCAGATTATGCTCAGTACTTCTTACCGTTCAGTAGACTGATGCGTGACATTGGTCCTAGTTCGTGGGTTATGAAGCAGGCAAGAAATATTAAAATACAGCATCCGTGGACTAACATTGTTACTGTAAAAGGGCAAAGTGCCTTTATGCATGAACCTAACGATGGTGTGGTGACTATTGCCAGTCAGAAACATCATGAGGATATGGAGTTAGTAGAAGTAGATTATAACCACTATGAAGTTGTGCTTAGTGACGTGGTGGTTAAACTTATCAAAGAACGAGTAAACAAGTTCAAGAAATAAGTTGATTTGTTATCACTAGGCATATATAATAGTACATAGAGAAAAATAAGTATCTATGTAAACAGACATTACACACAGGAGATTAATATGTCACAATTCGAAACACCAAAGCTACCAGAAGTAAAATTCAATAAGAACGGATACGAAATCCGCACAGATATCTTGGCCATGGCTAAAGATATGATTCAATCAGAGCACTCTACTAAGTTTCATGGTTGGGAAATGAGCGCCAAGCGTGACGAGAAGACTGGTCAGATTGTTACTACAGTTGGTATGCCTGAATTTCCAGGTCTAGACAAAGTACTAGAAACCGCCGAAAAGATGTATGCATTTGTTAACAGCGGCGTGAAGAAATAATATTACGAGCATAGCTTAATATACTAGTGGTAAAAGAAAAGCACCTTCGGGTGCTTTTTCTTTATCTAACTGTAGCTAACTTAAAAAATCTTAGTATTGAAATATACATCCAACCTATGTCAATTTCAAACCAACGTTGTTTGAATTTAGCACTGGCTCCGTCTGCGTGATGATTGTTATGTAGTTCTTCACCGCCGATCCATATTCCCCAAGGCACTAGGTTACGGCTGGTGTCTTTAGTATCAGTGTTGCGATAGCCAACCCAATGAGCTAGTCCGTTAACAACACCTGCTGCCCACAACGGTATCCAAATCATTTGAATACCCCACACTACTAAACCCATAGGGCCAAAAAGAACAAAGTCTATGACCAACATCAAAAGAATCCCTAAGCGGCTGTGTGGGGTATATAGGTTGCGTTCGATCCAGTCGTCGGGTGTACCAATACCTAACTTCTCAATCATAGCTGTGTCTTTGCTGGCAGCGTGATATAATATCCACCCCTTGAACAAAACTGTCCAAATGCCATATATCTGTGGGCTGTGCGGATCACCTTCTTGATCACTCTTTTGGTGATGCTTGCGGTGTATAGCTACCCATTGTTTAGTTACCATTCCTGTTGTTAGCCAAAGCCAACCACGCATAAAGTGTTCTACTACTGGATGAAATTGTACTGCTCTGTGTGCCTGTGCTCTATGTAGGAATAGAGTAACACAGGCAATAGTAATTTGAACCATTACCAAAGTTGCAATTATTATAGTCATCTTTTACTTAGCCCGTTGACTTTGCAGTTAACTTGTGCTATAATCACAGTATGAATAAAATTATACTCACAGACGCAGACGGTGTTCTACTAGATTGGGAATGGGCATTCTCAGTTTGGATGCAAGAACGTGGTTACACACTTAGAGCA